TAACAACTATTGGTGGAGATACTGGAACATTACCACCCATACCATCACCCATTATTAATGGATCGCCTATACCATCATCTATTATTGGAGGGGATACTGGAACATTACCACCACCTACCATACCACCACCTATTAATAGTGGATCGCCTATACCATCATCCACTACTGGTGAATATATTGGGTCATCAAACTGAGTTGCTCCAAGAAGTGGATCGTCAGGATAATCCATACCTATTCCAGTAGGTGGCATAGACATTTCTCCCACCCAACTTTGTATAAGGGCATCAGCGTTAGGATAATTAAAACTAATTAATAATTCTCTAGCTTGTGAAGGTGTAATCATTCCTTCAATTAATTGTTGTTTAACTGATTCTACTGGATCAGCAACTGGAATGTCATCCCCAGTTAAAAGTGGATCATTATCAGTGAACCCTTCAAAAGCATTCCCTGAATTATTAGCTCCACCTCCTCCTGTTGACATATTTTTAAACATTGTTGGTATATTTTCTGATATTACTGTATCTATGGGCGTTGCCATTACTCACCTCCCATTGGTGGTATTAATCCTAAGTTTGATAATCTGTTTTCTATATTTTGTGCCCCTGGTCTTGGAGTTCCTTGTGGAACAGAAGGACCTGGTGGTGCTACTGGTGGTGGTGGGGGTACACCTAATGCAGCATTAGGCATAACTGTTGGTGGCAACATTGGACCTGCTCCACCACCTTGTGGTGGCATAGGTGGTCCTTGAGGTGGAGGTGGAGGTCCTTGAGGACCTTGCATACCTCCTGACATCATCTGCATCTGTTCCATTCTCTTTTGCATGAACAAACGCATTAATTCTCCCTGATAAAATTCAGCCAGATCATCTCTGCCTTGTCGTCTGGCTGCTTCTAGTAAAGACCACAATGTTGCTTCAGGTAACATTCTTTCTGCTACCTGTGTTTTAATAGCATCTTCCATTTGATCTGCTGACTGTAATCCTAAGATATTATCCCTGATATATATATCTGACAATAATGGTGTTTCACCTTCTCTGGCAATCTGTGCCATAGACATCTTACTCATCTCGTCTTGAGGTAGTTGTCCTATAAAGCTGACTTCAACATCACCAGCATTTTTAATCATATCAGGAGTAACTTCTTCTCTAAAATACATTCTGTTTTTATCTTGTCCACTAACCTCAATTGATTTAAATGCACCAGATATATACTGATCGCATAGTAGTTGGAATATAGCTCTATGGGATTTTTCCATAGCTTGTAATCTAGGAATCAATACAGTCTCCACACCTTGTCTCAATGTATTTATGGCAAATCCTGATAATTGAAATTCTAATTGACCATAAATAGAATGAGGCAAACCACCTCGTTGCATCTCTCCAGATATAAGACCCATGAACGCACCAGATTCTTTAGCCATCTCCAACAAGCCTAGTGGTTCTACATCTTCTCCCTGACCTAATGCTATTTCTGATCCTTCTACATAAGGATCTTCTTCTAATGTTTTTGTACCATCTCTGGATTTAACCTTTAGTCCTTGTTTCCTAGAACGTGCTGTAAGTTCTAACATAACACTCATCATGAAGTTATGCTTTTCAAACAACTCTCTGGAAGATTTAAAGCATGATTCACCATAATCTTCTATCGTATCTAAGTTTCCTGTATCTGATACAGCTTGTACTAAAGGTTGAGAGCCTACTGGTCCTAAAACTACAGGCACTCTTTCTGACCCATGCTTAGTTCTTTTCTTTAAAACAGAATCATCTGTACATACTATATTATCTTCTGAGTCATAGAAGTCATAAACATCTACTCCCTCGTCATTATCAGATCCTTGACCTTCGCCTTTTAAGTCAACACCCCAGATAGCTTTGATTTCAGATGGAGTTTTCTTGGTTTTATAACAAGCCCAAGCTAAACCCTTCTTACCTTCACCCCAGTATGTATGAAGTGGATCCCATGGTTGTATCTCTACGTGAGTATCTCCTTCATCATCTTTAACCATTAAGGATCTTGCTGCAAACCATCCACGTAAAGTTATAAACCAAGCCATTTGCTGTCTTATTGTAGGTTGAAACCTAGATGTTAATCTGTCATCAGCAGCTTTAATCAACCCAATTAAGAATCTTTCTTTAGCATCATTGTTCTCTCTCATTTCTCTTTGAGAGTTTACATAGGGAATCCTTATTACCATCTCAGCAGAAGTTAGCCAAGAGATTAATTTGTCTGCATATACTTGTGGTTCATTAGAAGTATAGGATTGATAGCCTTCACCAGCATCAAATTCTTCTAAACGATAAATTTTATGGTCATCATCCATACGAGTACGTAATGGCTCAGTCAAATCATAGTGATTGTCAACTAAGGCAATGATTTCTTCTGGTTTATAGTTAGCCATTTACCACCTTCTAACCTTTATAGTTTTGCTGTCAGCGATATAACCATACCCATACCTGTTAATCAAACCATAAGTTACTGCCTTAATACCATGGTTGTACCTATCTTCAGGAGTTTCACCAACTATTGTACCATCTCTATCCATTTTCCATCTATATGCTCTTGTCTGTCCATCAAATGGATTTGGCTGTATTCCAAACTCAGACAATATGCCTTCACACTTAGGATTAAATACAATTCTTGGTTCTCTCTGTTCTATTGGATCAGTTTTCAAGAAAGCTTTTAATCTTTCTGTGCCATCACTTATCTTAACTTTTTGTGAATCAAAATATATTCCTGTCTTTTCCATCCACACCTCAGCAGGTGCAGCCATAGCCTGATGCTGAGTACCAGCAATATCTATAACTCCAAACTTAGCATCTTTCCACCAAGTCTTTGCTTGTGCTATCTCTATGATCTCATCAGTTATCAAATCTCTTTCATAGATTTCATCTATAACTCGTATCTGATCATTAACAACCTGTATAACTTCAACAGCATATGCTTCTGCATAACCAGGATCTATCCATAAATGTACTGGAATGTCAGGTTCATACTCTACATCTTGCACATGAAGATCAGGTCTGATCTCAGTAAAGACCATTCCTTTAGGTGGAGAAGGTATTCCTTCAATTCTTTCCATAAAAAAATCATCTGATGACACTTTTTGTAATGACAAAATCTCAGGATCTTGTCTACCACCAGGGTATAAATATTGATTTGAGTAGCTTGGAAGTGAAAACGACTGTTCTTCTACACTAGAAGAATGTTGCCATGCCTGAAACATTTGAGGATACCAACCTAATGAACCTTCAAACGTACCTGCTAAGAACATCCACCCACGTTTAGGTGCACATCTGCCACGTAATCTGTGAAATGTTTCCAAATCTAACTGAGATGCCTCACAACCTATGATGCCATTAGGAGCTCTCATAGCTAATGTTCTTGGATCTTTAGCTGATTTAGTTTCTATCCTTGTGTCATCTGCAAGAATGATTTTACCTGGGTCTACTCTTTTAGATGCTTCTTTTAGTAATCCCATTGAACCAAAATCTTCAACAAGATATTCAAACTCAGCTCTTGTTCGTTCATAGTCTGCTGCTACTAACCAGTAAAGTCCAGCATCATCATTCTCAAGGAATCTTCCTATCAAATACTTAGAAGCTACCATAGACTTACCAGCTTGTTCACCACCAGCAACTAAAGTAAATCTTTTTCTGGATTCCAGAATAGGTTTCTGTAACTCTGTAGGAGCAAATCCTATTTTGTCATATAGGAAATCTATATATTCTTTTTGTTCTACTGGAGTAGTAGTCATGCTATCCTACTTTTTTTTTATTTTCTAATACTTCTTCTGCCTTTTCTTCTACAGATTGGGTTACATCTATGATGGTTTCTGTAGGCTTAAGTGATCTTTGGAAACTTTTCTTCATCTCCAACAAAACATCTTTAGCTTCTTCCTGTACGTTAGATGTCTGAGGTCTGTACTTTTCTCCCCAATGTGCATTAAGTAGTGTGATTAAAAGCACAGGGTTATCTTTAGCACCCTGTTCCTTTACTCTTTCGACTGCTAAGTCCTGTAAACTTTCTCTAAAATTATGTTTAGATTCTTCAAATCTTTCTTTAAATCCATACGTATCTTCTGCTTTCCATCTATGCACAATCCTCCTACCAATTCCTACCACTTCAGTTGCAGACCTAATACTACCAAGAACACTGTAAGAATCTAAAAACCTATCTTGTCTCTCTTTAACATGTGGCTCTTGAGCTAGAATTGTATTTTTGTAGTCACCTTTTGGCATCTTAATACTTCTTCTTCATCTTCTTACCAGTTCGCTTTGCAACTTTCTTAGCTTTTGCCATACCAGCTTTAGTGTATGGAAACTTCTTCTTTCCTACCTTGGGCATATTATTACCTCCATGATACTGGTTCCTTGTCCTTTAATTTAAAATACCACACATGTCTATTTTCGCAAAGAGACTTGGATAAATTATTTCTTTGAGTTTTTTTCGATTTGTATATTTTCTTATCCTTCTTGCAGAAAGGACATCTGCTAGAAAGCGTTATTTTCTCCAACCCTGACTTGTATAATTTGAAATCTGTAAACACTTCTATATCAGGATACCCACCTCTTGGTCTATCCTTTTTTCTTTCTAAAATCAAAGCCTCATCATAAGGAACTATCTGCCTGTCAAAGTGTTCCCTAGGTAGCTTATCTGGTTCTTCTGTATATGTATATTGAGCCCATCCACAATGTATGCAACAAATCTCTGTGAACCCTGTATACCCATAAATGCTCCCAGAATCACTGATTTGTCCACAACATCTAGGACAAACCTCTATCTTCGATAACATTAGCCTATGTTAGCATAGGAGTGCAAGGGTCGTAAACAAGACATGACTGCCTTCATGACAACCAACGTCTGGTAATGTTTCTTGTACTAAGCCAGATTACCCTTGCCTTGTTTGTGGTACAATGCCAGAGGGCTGGTGGTCACAAACATCTCTACTCTACTTCTTACCTACCAGCCTCTCAAGGCAGAAGCAAAAACAATATGTCAAACATAGGAAACAAAGCATCTTTTAAAGCAAGACAAACACCATGGGCAGAAACTGCCTGTGAGACATATTACAGATCATTGAAAGATGTTAATGTCTCCAAGTTTGGATTACGTGAAGATACAAACTTTTTTAAACCACATGCTGTTCCAACAGAAATAATGAAAACCCCAGACTTCATTGCCCAAACGAGGAAACTTGAAACCTACTGGGTAGAAGTAAAAGGATGTGGGAGTGGCGTTGTAAAGATAAAGGTAATTGATATAGAAACATATCTGAGATTTAATATTTCAGGCAATAAACTGCCAATTAAAATATTCCTGTACGACAATGGAAGAAACGTAGCTAAAATAATAACCTTAGAATATTTATCCAAACTGGCAAGTAAACCAGGCAGAGCACAGGAAATGCTTGACAAGGGAACATACTACGAAAAACCTGCCTACATAATATACTGGGATGAAATCGACAGCACAGAAATTCAAAATATATTATCTCCATCACAAATATCCAAACTAAAAGCACTACAGAAAAAAATAATATATGACGTTACACTGGAAAAATATACTGAAAATAAAAAAGATGGAATCTCCTCTGCTAAAAAAAAACTTAAAGAGGAAGAAGAATCATCAGATCCTACCAAATTGTCGAACCACCTAAAATTAACACATGGACAACTATTACTGGAAATATACAATAGCATAGATGTCTCTAAATCTATGCAAAGATTCCTGTAATCTAAGTAGACGAGGGGGGTTAGGTATCTCCTCTCTCTTTAGAGAGAGAGAGGAGATCCTAATCCACCTCTCAGTAAACTAAGTAAAACTAAGTAAACTAGTAACCTAAAGAATACTGTAAGCCTTTTTATAGAAATCAAGTTGTCAGTAGTAGAACTAAACTAGTAACTATATGTGTAAGCTGTACCCCCTGCTGTTCTCTGTTGTTGTTGTTTACTGTAGTTGGCTGAAAGCTAGTAGATCGTTACTAGGTAG